CACCTTAAAGTAAATATCACCGTCAACGCCACCTGTAGGGTCTGCTGTACCAAATGTTATTTTATGATATGGAGAACCATTAATCATAGCTCCATCTTCGCCTAATTTTAAAGATAAGTTAGCTCCTGTTGAGGTTATATATTCAATTGACATACCTGTTTCGTCTTTATACATAAATCCTCTGCCATATTCAGGATGTAATAAATCTCCAACCCCTTCACCCCATATCATTTTTGGATAGTACGTTGCTGTAGTTGTATCAAAAAATATTTTCATTCTTTCAGAATAATCATATTGATAAACCATTACAGGATATGCCGTTATAGTAGTTGACATCAAGGTTTTCATAGAATCATTCCAATATAAAGGAACTCTATTATTATCAGTATATTGTACTTGAGGTAATGATGTATTTTTAATTCCTTTCATAAATCGTATATATTCACCTTGAATATCTACATAATTCATAGTATCTAGTCCATCTAGTATATTTACTGTAAGCAACTTATCAACTGTTAAACGTGCGATATTACCCATTCCAGAATATAAATTTTGAGTAATAATTGTATTCGATACAACTATATCAATATTTGCTTTAATGGCTTCAATTGTTGTTGCAGATAAATCACCATCAAAAACATACTTACCAATTACAGGGTCAAAATATAACTTATCTTGACCTCCCACACTAAATGCTATTTTGTCACTGTTTAAAGTCACCTCGCTACTTCCATCAGATTTACTGACTTTAATACCATTTTCCCTTCCAATACTAACACCATAATATGGCATGTCCTCTTTAATAGTAGTTTTATTAAGTGTTGCTACCTGCTTTGTTAAGCTACCTTCATAATTGAACTCACTTTTTTGTGTAGATTTGGCTGGTGCTGTGCTTATTGCCCATAAACCACCCTTATAGCTAAGTTTATTTGTAAAGATATAAGAAACCAAACTACTAGATTGAGTATCAACATATTTTATATTAATGCGATCTCCAATCTCTAAATAAGGCAAGCTTCTCCAGTTCATTTCATAAGGTAAATATGTAAATCCATTAAATTTAGCATATATATTATCTAGCATAGTTTGTGTAATAAAGGGATTAAAAAAGGAAAGTGCTAATCCTTCACTTCCCTTTTCAAGTACTTCACTATCTGAATTGTATGTAACCGATATTTTAGTTATACATTGCTGTACTTCTGATTTAACTGCTGTTGTATAAAGGTTTGGTTCAATATCTGTTGACGTTCCAGTAAATGTAATAAAACTAATCTTTCCATCTTTTTTTAGTCTACAACTACATCCATGAGCCGATGCTATATAGCTTAACATATCCCTTATCGTATATTCATCTGATTTGTAAGGAATCATATAACTTCCATCAATCAGAGTACCATCATCCAAGGTTAATCCAAGCTGTGTACATATTTCTTCTAATACATTTTTCATTGTTTTAGGATAAATTAATGAAGATTTAAATGATTGCTCTGCTAAAATCAATTTATCATAACAAGTAAAACTATATACTTTATTTAAATATTTACGAGAATCAATATAATACTCTCCAAGTGGAATCCACTCTGTATTACCATTAGAACCTTTAAACATAATATATGGCTTGATTACTGCATTACTTACAATATCATCACTTGTCAGTATTGATAAACTTAGCTTAGATGGAATTACAGTACCTATTGCAAATGCTTCATCTAATACTGCTGAATCTTCTATTTCGAACTCAATAACTGAAGAGCCTGTATAATCTGTACCTTGAATATTTACTTTTACATCCATTGTCCTATCCGACTGACCAGCATATTGTTTAAATAAATCTGATACTTGATACATAACCCACCTACCTTTCCGTTAAAGTTACTTTTAGACCATCCCACATTAGTACTCCATCTTTTTCAAGCGCTACTGGACATGGTCTATTTCCAACATAAAATGTCTTTGTTACATATGTACCTTCCATTGGGTCGGGATAATATACCTCAAAAAACATGTCTGACATTGACTTAAGTATTATTGAAATATCATTCCATCTTAAAATCCCCCATGTTATATCTATTTGTCTTTTTATCGTTATCCTGTCTCTAGTGAGAGTTCCGTCACTTGTTCTAACAGAACTCTCGCTATTATCTATATCCATTGGAGTAACCTGAAATTCTTTAGGGGATGGTATTACATCCCCATGAATTTTTATAATCAATTTTTATCACCTTCCTAAATTACCAATAGAGTTTTACCAGTTTGTCTCTGATAATTATTAATTGCATTAATCGCTGTTCTTGCAAACTCTACCTCACCAATTTTAATTGAGGTGTCTTTTGTCTGAATTACTCTCAAAATTTGAGACAGCATATCTACAACTGGCTTATTATTACCGCCCATCATATCTTGTAACTTAGATAATGGACTTACAACTTCAGGGTCACTACTTGCGTTTACATTATCACCAATTACAGCAAGTGTTTCGCTATATGCTAGACCACCATTTGCTAAAGCAGGTATTGGGTTTATTTGCGGTACAGTAAACTTACCACCACCAACTGTTCCACCACCCATAATTGAAGGTAATGTTGTTGAAGGTAATTCAAACTTTATACCATTCCATAAACCTATAAATTTATTAACCAATGACCTTATGGTTTCTAGTGGAGTTTTAAAAGTAGATAACATAGTTTCAGATAATTTACTCCAACTCTTTTTGACACTATCAGTAAAATTACTCATAGTTGTCTTAAAATTATCAAACTTAGAAGGTATTGTCACAAAGAAATTACCTATTGTAGATAATTTTGAAGCTAATGTTCCAAAAAATCCAAGCACTTTTGAAACTCTATCCAGCCATTTGCCAAAGCAGTAATTAAAAGCATATCTGCAATAGCAGAACATCTTTCAGCAAATGTTTTTAAAGCTGGAACAATAAAATTGCAAAGCACATCTTTCAATCCATTTAAATATGTTTGGACTCCTTCAGATTGTGCAAATTCCTTCATTTTAGCTGTTGCATTTTTCCAAGCTTCAGTTAATCCTGATAAAAATGGGGATATCAATTTATATCCTGTATTGTAAATAGCCTCAAGAGTTTTAACTATATCGGTTTTACTGGTTGCCCAAAACTCATCTCTAAGTTTCCCGAATTTATCTGTTAGGATAGATGCAGCCGAAGTAACATTTTTTACTGTTGTAATTAGATTTGTTAATGTAGTATTAATAAACCCTTGTATACTAGCTTTATTATTATTAACAAATCCTTCAAACCCCTTTGCAATTGAGTCTGTAATATCTCCAAAGTTAGCTAGTGCTATTCTTATACTCTCACCAACTGTATTTCCGATATTTTGACCAATTTGCTGTAACTGAGTTTTATTATTACTTAATGTAGTCTTAATTTGGATGGCAATTGGTTTAAAAGCATTACCCAAAGAATCCTTTGCACTTAAAATTGATGTTTTTAAGTGTTCAAGACCAACACTAGCTTTTACTACAAGCTCTTTACCACCAAAATTATCATAAATTTCTTTAAGTTTTGATTTCATCTTATCAAGAGATTTATTTGCCTTATCAATCTCGTTTGATTGTACTGGAGATGTAGTAGTTTTTGATGGTGTTCCTGTTGTAATATTAGAACCACTATCAACACTTCCATTACCTAAAGTGTTAATTTGGTCAAAACTTGCCAATGCACCCTTTGCTTGTTTACCAGCTGTTTGATATGCATCTCCTAAATCACTAACAGCATCAGTTTGACTATTAGTTGTATCTACTTGTTTTTGTTGTTGCTCAATTGGTTTGCCAAAAATCACTTGCATTAGTGCAGCAAATTTATTCATTACCTCTGCAATCTTGCTTGCCAAATTTGTAAGTGCTGGAAGAACTGCATTATATATTGGTAAAAAAGCTTGTCCTAAAGCAAGTTTAATGTTATTTAGTTGAGCTAAAAATTTCTGCTGTGAGGATGCAGTGTTCACATTAATGCTATCACCATACTTTTTACTAGCCTGTTCTAAAATAGCAAATAGTCTAATTTGTTGCTGAGTTTGATAATCAAGTTTTTGCCACGATTTATTTCCTGCAAATTTCTTAAACGCATTTGTAGATTCAATCATAGCAATATTTACATTGATACCCAAATCCTCTATACTCTCTGTGTTTCCAAGCATACCTGAACGAATTCGTTCCATAACATCTTCCATATTTCGTCCAGTACCAGAAGCTACAATAGCACTTGCTTTTAGTAAATCTTCAGTGTATTTTACAGTATTTGATGTATCTTTAGTAAATCCAGAAATCAAGTTCCCGTAAACACTTCCATATTTTAATACTTCTTGTTTACTCATGTTAAAAGCAGTTGCTTGAGTTTTTGCCCAATTCATAAAACTATTTGCACTTGTACCCATGATACGGTTTATTTGCTGAATACTCGCCTCAACATTCATAGCTGCTGAAACACTATCTTTAATAATTGCACCAATTCCAATAGAAATTAAAGCAAGTTTTATTTTACTCATTGTGTTGCTTAATCTAGTTTGAGAATTTTTCATTGTCTGATTTACTTTATCCATGCTTGCAGTTACATTTCTTGAAAAATTATTTAAGCTCTTTTGTCCTGCTTGCATACCTTTAGACATTCCAGAAAAATCTGCACCTGCACGAACTAATATATTTTTTGTTGCCATATCTTCACCTGCCTTTTAAATAAAACAAAAGAAGGATAAATTAATTACCCTTCTTCGCCTTGTAATCTCGTATTAAGTTGTTTAATTTGATTTAACATATCTTGTGGTGTCATAACTTTTGGTTTATTATCAGTTTTTAATATATCTGTTAGTTTTGGCATACGATTTACTCTTTGCCAATATGCAGTGAGATAAGAAATAATAATTTTCTCGTCACCTTCTACTTTTTGCTTACTGCTAAATGCATTACATTTTATAAAAAATTCACTTGGGGTTAATTCCCAAAACTCTATAAAATTCATTCCAATTTGGGCAGCGACTTTTAAAGCATCTTTTGTTGTAAATGGTTTATCTTCGCTACCCTCTATTAGTTTTTTTCGTTATCTTTAGCACCTTTATCTTCATCATCACTAAATGCATCTTCAAATGCTTCTGCTACAATTTCCATAACTTTATTAAAATTACTATGTTCGTCAATTAAATCCATAACTTTATCAGGTGTTAAATCTTTATCTTCATGTGACAACCCTGCCCAAATCACTATTGCTGCATCATCCATTGACATATCATTAAAATCTAACTTAGACATATTTTTATTTAAAGCCTTTTCTATCTTACTTATAGCTCTCATTCCGTAGCACAGATTTCTCATTTTTTCCAATTGAATTGGTGTATACATATTTTTATCCTCTCATCATATAAAAATAGGGGTCATGCACTAGACACAACCCCACTTAATCTTTTAATTAAATTACTTTACTACTACTATTTCATAAATCTTTTGAGTCTTTCCAGATTCATTCGCAAGTATTGTTAACTTCTTACTTCCTGCCGACATAGCTATTGAACTTGAAGCACTACCACTTGTAAGTGACTGACTAAGTACTCCATCAACATATAATGTCATAGTATGACTAGCTGCTGTAGCTGTTACTGTTACACTTGTTCCTGTCAATCCAGTATAAGCGTATGAGTATGTTCCATTTGCGAACGTAGGTGCAATTGTTCCACCAGTACCTGTAATAACTAATGCAGATAATCCTGTACTTGGAGTAAGCCCCAATGATGGTTTACCGCTCACTTTTATAGTAGCTTCAAAAGGTATTAAATCTTCTAAATCAGCACCAGTTTTAAAACCCGTAACAATACCTTGAAACGTCCAACTTGCTCCTAGTGAAGCAGGAAATAAAATTGTAAAATCTAAAAGTGTTCCTGCATCATATGCATTATATACTGCTATTTGTCCATTAGTATCAGCTGAGTTAAAGAATCCAGAAATACTGCATTCTCCTGCATCTTTTAGTCCTTGCATAAATGTTCTATTTCCATTGCTTTCCAATGTTGTTGTTTCAATAGTATCTGCCGATAGCTCTAATCCAGATATTGAAGTCAATTCTGCTATGCTATCAGCACCTATTTTTATTTTTGTTCCCATTGCCTGTTGTGCCATATTATCAAATCCTCTCTATATATGTTGCTCTTATTGTGATTATACTTCTGTACAATTCAATTTCTTTTTCAAATAATTCTACTGGCTCTTCTAAGGTTATTCCTTGAATTTCCAATCCATTTATGACTGTTTCTTCTAAGTCAATTATTTTATCAACTACTGT